GTTTTTGTCCGGCTTCGGCTTGAGCGCGCCTTCCTTCGTGCGAGCGTAGCGGTATCCACCTCCAAGCGCACGACATAGTTTCGGACAGCCTTGCCGACTGATAATGAGAGTAGGTCCACCGTTCGTCTGGCGTGAGAGCAGAGCTTCAACGGATCGGATCCGGGGCTCGATGTCATTTCCTGGTGCAGGAATCGCTGCAAATCCGAGACGCTTGAGAGCATCAAAGCAACTTTCCTCAGCAATGTTACTCTTTGCGACACCGGCAGGGTCGCCCACCATGGCAACTTTGAGCCCTTGGTACTTCGACTGTAGGAGCCGTGGCCGGAGATTTTGCCAGACATGTTTTTCTAACCCGATGTTATCCGCTTTGACTTCCTCATGGACCAACAAACGACCCATGTGATCGACTTGACAAATGAGCGACCACGGATTTCGGCCGAAATCTTGACCCACGTAGATGGGATAACCCGGGATGACGAGCGTGTCGTCGACAGTGTGAAAGTCAGCCCGATAGGACTCCTTGAACACAGCCGCGCCGGAGGGATCGTTACCGTAATTGGCGTATACATACCGATTGACATAGTCGTGGGTCTCTCCGTAAGTGGCGACGATGTTCTCGTAGTATTTACGCCCCTGGTCGATGCGCGGCTTGCAATTAAGAGGGAATTTCACGGTCTCAGCGTTTTGCAGGAGCCAGTTCAGGTTCTCGGCGCCGCCGGTCTGGTTGCCATGGCGATCGAAGGTCGGATAGTCCATGCCCGAGGGCTGCTTGAAGAACTGCCAGTTGGCAACTTCACCTTGTTTGCATTTTTCCATGAACTCCCACCAGGGCGACATCTCGACAGGCATGTTGGTGTCTGCTACGATGCCGAACCATGAAGGAACCCCACGCTGCCCACTTGGATAACGGCCGATACGTCCTTGAACGTGTCCGAGAATGTCTATGTTCATCTCAATGCACTCGGACAGGAATGCTCCGGTTAATTGCATTGATAGAAGCCGAGCTTTATCCTCCGCATCCTCCAGCGGCAGAAACACCCACTCCGAAATGATATCGTTGAATTTCACATGGTAGGTCGATTCACTAACTTTCCAGGCCCCAAGACGGCTAAGCCACTGATCACAATCTTTGAGGACGGTAGCTTTGAGCTGCATGAGGGTCTGCCGACAGAGCGCGAAGCGAGTGTAGCGTATGCCATCCGGTGCCTTGGCCTGCTCAGCCGCACGGCGCAGCAATTCCATGATCACGCCAGTCGTTTTACCGGAGCCTATTGGTCCAGCGATGATACGGCCGAATGAATCGGAGCGGGCGAACTCGGCCACCGTCGGCGGGGCAATATATTCGAGTAGCTCGGGGGCGAGATCACTCATAACGCGGTGACCCGCAGGTACTCGATCGCCGCCGCTAAGACGCTAGGCTTTTCTTGGAAGAGTCCGATTGCGGTATTGCAGGCGCGGCAAAGCAGCCCGCGCACCACCTTAGTGCCTTTGAGGTGGTCGACGTGGAGTTTGCCGTGCTGTTCGAGTTGTGCCGGTCGCTGGCAGATCTTGCAGCAATGTTCCTGTCCCTCCGCCATTTTCTGATATTCGGCTTCGGTTAACCCATACCGGTAGAGCAGATTATATGCTCTGAGGTGCGCGCGGTTTTCTGCGCGCCAGCGTCGCGTACGTTCAAGGTATTGTGGGTTTTTCTTCCGCCACTTGCGTAGATATTCGCGCCGCTTTTCAGACGCTGACATCTGGATTGTTCTCCAGTGCCGGCAGCGGCTCGGTGTCGATCTGCTTGGGGCTTTCGGATTGCAGGCTCACTTTGTGGGAGCCGAAGTCGATGCGGATGGCGAAGCCGCCGCCCTGCTGCGCTTGATTCTGCGGCGCCGGCGCGGCGATGCCACCCAGCTCCTTGAACAGCTTGGCCGCGGCCACCGCGTCGGCGAGCCCGCTGGCGCGCGAGCCCATGCGGTCGGCTAAGACCGGCAGGTTCTCTTCCAGCGCCATCAGCGCCGAGGCGGCCACCCGCTTCTGCGTCGAAGCCAGCGACTGCCACTCCTTGGTGTAATCGGCTAAGACCCGCTGAAAAAACGGGTTGGCGAGGATCTTTGCAAAGATCTCCGGGTCGATGTCGTAGCGCGTGATGATCTGTTCTGGCGTGAAGGTCTCGGTCGCCAGCTCGCGCGCGATGCGGGTCAACAGGGCCGGCTCGTACATGCCCGGAACGGGCGGGGGGGCCTCACTCACAAGAAATCTCCTAGCACAATGCGACATGGGGTCGCAAGTGCTAAGGGATCGTTAACATCTGCGTGACAGTGTGGGGCAGTCTTTTGGAACGGTCCCACATGGCAGACACTCTCGGCCAGTCCGGCGTCTTACAGGTTATCCCGCCGGCGGCGCTGGAACAGCAGCTCGCCCAGCAGGCGCAGGACAAGGCCGCGGCCCAGGACGCCGCCCAGCAAGGCGGTCAAGTGCCGGAGATGCTGGCCGGCTATATCCAGGGCCGCTGGGAGATCTTCCGCAACCACCGCAACACGTCGGCCGGCTGGTCGGAGCTATTGCTCAAGGCGCTGCGCACCTTCAACGGCCAGTACGATGCCACCAAGCTCAACGAGATCCGCAAATTCGGCGGTAGCGAGATCTTTCTCCGCCTGGTGGCGCAGAAGTGCCGCGCCGCCACGTCACTCTTGCGCGATATCTATCTCGGCCCCGACCGCGCCTGGTCGGTGAAGCCGCCGGCCAGTCCCGACCCGCCGGACGTGATCGTGCAGAAAATCAACGAGCTGCTCATGCACGAGCGGCAAATCGTGACCCAGCAGACCGGGCAGCCGCCGTCGACCGCTGACGAGACCTCTCGCCGCATCGCGCTGATGGAATCGGCCATGGACGCCGCCAAGAAACAAGCGGCCGACCAGGCCAAGATTGCCGAGGACAAGATCGAGGACATTCTCCAGCAGGGGGGCTTCTACATTGCGCTGGCTGATTTCCTGGTGCAGATCTGCATTTTCCCGTTCAGCTGCATCGTCGGACCGGAAGTCAAGATCCTGCCCGAACTGCAATGGCCACCTGGCGGCGGACCGCCTGCGGTCAAACGGGTACCCAAGCTCACCTGGCGCAGTCCTTCGCCCTTCGACCTGTGGTGGACTCCCGGAATAAGTCGCATCGAGGATGCTGAAATAATCGAACGAGTACGCATGACCCGGGCCGAGTTGAATGATCTGCTCGATCTGCCTGGCTATAATCACGCCGCAGTTCGCGAAGTCCTACAACATTATGGGCAAGGAGGATATTACGACAATTGGGACACCACAGACGCAGAGCGGGCGATTCTGGAGAACAAGGAGAATCCGGCATGGAATCGTTCTGGCCTGATTGACGTGATGCTCTATAACGGCCCGGTGCAGGGGCAGATGCTGGCCCAGTACGGTATCGAGGTTGAAGACCCGTTGCGCGACTACTTCGTGCAGGCTTGGAAGATCGGCCCGCACATCATCAAGTGCCATCTATCACCGAGCCCGCGGCAGCGCCACCCCTATTTTATCACCGCCTTTGAGAACGTGCCCAACGCCGTGCTCGGCCATGGTCTCACTGACATCCTCGAAGACCTTCAGGAGATCATCAATGGGACTGTTCGCGCTGTGGTTAACAATGTTAGCATTGCTTCTGGACCCCAGGTTACCGTTCGCGATGATCGACTGTCACCTGACGAAACCGGAGAGGAAATGTACCCATGGAAACGGTGGCACGTCCGCTCCGATCCTCTGAGTTCGACCAGCGAGGACCCGATCAGCTTCTTCATGCCGACCAGCAATGCGCAGGACATGTTGATGGTGTTCGACAAGTTCGCGGCGATGGCCGACGATGTTTCTGCCATACCCAAATATATTGGGGGTCAGGCGGGCAGTGGTGGCGCCGGGCGAACTGCCAGTGGGCTTGCCATGCTGATGGGAAATGCGTCGAAGATCTTGCAGACGGTGGCGGCGAATATCGACCGCGACGTGATGCAGCCGGCGCTGATCCAGCTGGCTGATTTAATCCTTTTGACAGACGAGACCGGCATCCTCACCGGTGAAGAGAAAATCACCGTGCAGGGGGTGCAAGTTGCTGTCCAGCGTGAAACATTTCGGCAGCGCCAGATCGAGTATCTACAGGCCACCAACAACCCCGTGGATAACCATATTATGGGGATTAAAGGTCGCGGCGTTGTGCTTCGCGCTGTTGCTTCAGATATTGGCCTCCCTGGCGAACAGGTCATTCCAGCGCAAAAGCAGCTCGAACAAATGGACGCCCAGGCCAACGCCCCGCCACCCCCGGTCAACCCACAGTCCATCACCGAAGCGATGAACAAGGGAGTCGCCGCTGGCGTGCAGCGGGTAATCACCGAGCTCACCGCTGGCCAACTGGCGATGCTCGAAGGCATGCCGGAAGGGATGCCGACCCATATCGGCACGCCCGCCGGACAGCCCGGCATGCCAATGCCGCCGCAGCCAGGCCAGCCTGGTGGACCGCCGGGAATGTCGCCGCCGGTGCCGGGCGCGCATATCAATCTACCGCAAGCTTCTGCGCAGGCCCAGGGCATGCGTACCGCGCCGGCCGCGGCTGCGGGTGGACCGCAGCTCGCCAACAGTGTAAGCAACACCCCGGGGCCAGGCGCCAAGATTTCTCCGGGGCCGGGATGATCCGCATTGGGCGTGTCAACAATGCCCCCGAGCGCAAGGGTGGACCATGTCACGGGTGTATGGCGGTCCGTGCGGTGATCAGTCGTGTTATCGCGGCACCGCGGGTTCTGGCGGCCCGGGTGGCGCCATGGTCTACAAGGACGGGCCATGTCAAGCCCCCGACTGCCAGTGGCCCTGGCAAACCTTCCACAACGGGGAATGGATAACGGTGCGCGCGGCGCAGCCGGTCAACCCGGCTGATCCTGGACCACATGTTCGTCGCTTACCGCCGCGGCCGCACTACACCGACAACCCGACTCCACCGATCGTCGACGCAGGCAAGGAAGCAAGGCTATGGCTGAAATTGGTGAACCAGAAAAACGCCGGGTGCTGATCCCCGCCGAGGTGCCAGCAGCACCGATGACCCCGGACAGCCCGCTGTGGACTGAGCCGACCATCCCCGAGCCTAACCCTGTGGTGCCGGAGAAAGTGCCGGCGTAATGCCGAAAAAAATCATCGTGTCAAGAGCGTTCGCTAAGAAAGTCCGCTCCCGGTTCTATTTCACCGGAATGCCTTGTATTCGTGGGCATACTGTCGAACGCTACACGCTCACCGGCCACTGTACTCAATGCGTTTCTGATCGCAACGCGCGCAGGATACGACGGCATTAACGAGTTTCTAACTCGGCTCCTGTACGGATGGATCCGTACTAGGAGAGCTGCGTGCCGATTACCTCAAGTCAACAGTACGACCGCAACCAGCTAGGGCTGATTCTGGCCCAGGTTGTCGGTGCGTTTGTCACCGGTGTCTCCGGCGCCAGCCCCGGACCTGCTGGTCCGACCGGCGGCACGACTGGCCCCACGGGCCCGGCCGGCAACGCCATGACCGGCCCAACCGGTCCGATCGGCCCGACCGGTCCTGACGGCTCGCAAGGACATCAAGGCCCTCCGGGCCCGACAGGACAGACAGGTGTCACCGGTGCAACAGGCAATACTGGTCCGCAAGGCGCCTTCGGCCCCATTGGTCCGGCTAATTCTGGTACCGGTCCTACTGGACCTACAGGTTCCACCACTGGCCCCACCGGCAATGCCGGCAACACTGGAAGCTCTGGACCTCCGGGCAATACTGGCGCCACCGGCGCCACCGGTTTCCCCGGCTTCGTTGGCCCTACCGGCCCCACGGGTCCCACCGGGATTCGTATGCTTGGACCCGGTGGCACTGGGCTGTTCATCCCGCCCTGGTCGGCTCCGACCGGCTCAGGACTGATTTGGTTCAACCCCAACGCGACTGGCACGGCGCCGGGACAGTATTTCAATAAATTCGTGAGGACTGCCTGATGCCTAGCAGCCAGAGCACCCTCTTTCCCAACGGCCCGATCCCCGAGATCCGCAATCTGGAGTTCAACCAGATGTCGGTTATCCTCAAGCAAGAGGTTGACTGGGTTAATGCGGGCGGCGGCACGGGTGGCAACACTGGCCCCACTGGCCCTACGGGTCCGAGCAATGGTCAACGTGGCCCGACGGGCCCGAACGGGACGCTTACTGGTTCGACCGGCCCTGCTGTTGGGCTGCAAGGACCGGCCGGCCCGACCGGTGTCACCGGGGCCACTGGTGCCCTGGGTCCACAAGGAACACAGGGTAGCGGCGGCGCTACCGGACCGGCTGGCCCTGTTGGCCAGATCGGCCCAGCCAATTCACTCAATGCGACCGGCTTCACCGGCCCGCAGGGGCCAAGCAACGCTCCGCTGGGGCCGTCCGGTCCAGTTGGTCCTTCCGGTGCGACCGGCTTGACGGGTCCTTCTGGTGGTCGCGGCCCCATGGGTCCGACCGGCGGCACGGGCATGACTGGCCCGACCGGCGTGAACTACACGGTCTTCAAGCCGCCGACGAGCGACCCGGGAGTCACCGGCCAGGTGTGGTGGAATACTGACCACCTGCAAGTATCGGGGCTCGCATAATGGCTGGCATCACCTTCGTACCCAATGAGGCCCCGGACAGCTACGACGATCACTCGCTCGGCATCGTGATGATGCAGATCGCGCATGTGATCAACACCAACTCTTTCACGGGCCCGGCTGGCCCCACCGGTGCTACCGGTACCGTGGCCGGCGCTTCTGGCGTCACTGGTCCGATTGGCCCCACGGGTGGCACCAATGTCTATTACACCACAGGTATTACGGGCACGACTGGCTACACCGGCTACTTCTTGGGTTACTATGGTCCAACGGGTCCGGCAGGTGGTCCTCGCGGTGTCACTGGCCCGCAAGGCTACACGGGCATCAATGGACCTCAAGGCCCCACTGGCCCTAACGGTGTCGCCGGCAATACGGGCGCGACTGGCCCGACGGGTCAACAGGGTCCGGTCACGGCCACAGGTCCGACGGGTCCGAGCGGCACGGTCGCAGGCGCCAGCGGCGTCGGTGGTCCGACCGGCATCACTGGACCGACGGGTCGCCAGGGCAATGTTGGCAACACCGGTCTGACCGGTCCGACAGGTCCCACAGGCACCATCCTCTACAACTTCCAAGCCTTCGGCGTCGGCACCGGCGTCTCGGGACAATACTCTCCGTTCCCGGCTGGCGGTTTCACCGGCGCTGGCAACAACTACGGCCAGTTTGGCAACACCGGCCCGTACAACTTCTCCTTCGGCCAGACCGGCGTCTATCGCGCCCAGGGTGGCCCCGTCGGTCCTCCGGGCCCGGTGGCCAACACCGTGCTGATCCTCAACATCGGCCATCGGTGGCACATCCCTGGCGCCATGTACTGCCTGCCGGGCTACGGCACTACGGGCATCTTCCTCGACGAGGGCTTCCCGTTCAAGGGCTCCAGCTAATCTTGACAGGGTAAAGTCAACGTGACATAAGGTCGCGACTGAATCAAAAGGTCGTGATGGCCCCCCGTCTATGCCTGAACATGATCGTCAAGAACGAAGCTTCGCGCATCTTGCGAGCGCTGGACTCGGCGCGCGAGCATATCGTCAGCTTCGCCATTCTGGACACCGGATCGACCGATGGCACGCCAGAGATCATCAAAGAGTGGGCTGAACTACACAATGTACCCGGCGATATCGGTCGGGGACGTTTTGAAACTTTTGCGCAGGCCCGCAACGATGCCCTGGTACTTGCTCGCAAGCGCGACGACTGGGACTATCTGCTTTTGTTTGATGCGGACATGGAGCTGGTGGTCAGTAGCCCCGATTGGCTCTACGGTGTTCTCGCCGAATCCCACGACATGTATCAATGCGCTGGAGCGTTGCATTACCAAAATCGAAGGCTGTTAAGCCGGCATTCCAGCGCCGTCTATGTCACCCCCACGCATGAGTTTCTTGCCGCCCAGACCGGCGGCTGTATCCCTATGGCGAAAGCCTTCTTCATCGACCACGCCGACGGCGCTAACCGCAAAGACAAGTTCATCCGCGATATCAGGATCTTTAAGAAGGCACTCAAAAATGGCGAAGAGCCGAAAGACCGGATCTACTATTACCTTGCACAAAGTTATCGCGATGCCGGCAAGCCTGCTGAAGCAATCAAGTGGTATCAGCGACGTGTCGAGCTTGGTGGATGGCATGAGGAAGTCTGGTCTGCGTATACAAACATCGCTGCATGCCACCGAGACCTGGGTAATATTGGAGAGTTCCTCCGATACAATATTGCTGCATACAATTTCCGACCTAGTCGGAGCGAGAGTCTATACGATGTCGCGAAATTCTTCCGGGAAAAAGGCGAAAACCCCGCGTCGGTGATCTTCTCCGATGCCGGCATGCGCATCCCGCTGTCGACCGACGCGCTGTTCGTCAACGACTACGTCTACAAACAGGGGCTCAAGGATGAATTTTCTATCTCGGCATTCTATGTTCCTGGCCGCTATGACGATGGCTTTCGCGTTTGCGACGAGCTTGCTCTTACGCGAGGTCCATATGGTTTTTCAGCCGCCTTGGCTGACTCCAATCTCCTTCATTACATGCGGTCTCTCGTTGCTGACTGTCCTAGCCTTCGGCTCCAACAAATCGAGTTCGTAGCCGAAGAACACTGGACACCGATGAACCCCAGCGTGTGCGCGCACCGCGGGGAGCTGAAAGCGCTGGTACGCACCGTCAACTACAGGATGGACGAAGATGGCAGATACCTTATCCGATCCACAGATGGCACTGCAAATAGTTCTAATCCTATCAATACTCGCAATTG